TTCGTTGCAGATCTTATTTCAGTTCCTTACTTTATAAAGACAAAATCCTGGGATGTGGTTATAATGTTAGCATTCCTGCTCTTCATCTCGTTATCTAAATTGATATGAATATCTTTGTAACTGACCCTAGTCCATATAAGTCTGCTGTAGTTCTCCCTGACAAGCACATCGTCAAGATGCCCTTAGAAACCTGTCAGATGCTTGCTATTGTATGCTCGGACAAATGGGGACATAACTTCGGCACTCTTCCCAAAGCAGACGGTACTCCTTATGCTACTGAGAAGGGTGCTTTTCGTAATCACCCCTGTACTATCTGGGCGAATGAGTTTGTAACCAACTGGCAGTGGTTACTTGCACATGGTCTTGCTATGTGTGACGAGTATACTGCTCGCTATGGCAAGGTCCACACCTGCCAGAAGACCCTTCTAGCAGCAAAACAAATACTTCCCACAGCAGATCCTCAAGGACGCTCAGGGAAGCATACAACGCCCTTTGTTCGTGCTATGCCCGATGAGTTTAAATTTGACACAAGCATTGATACTATTACTGCTTACAAAATGTACATTAGCAGCAAACCTTGGGTTGCATCTAATTATCTTCGTGACCCATCCCGCAAACCAGACTGGGTTTGATATAGATACTTAACTGAGAGCAAAAACATGCCGACATACAACGTCAAAAACTTGAAAAACGGAGACACTCTAGAACTCAAGATGTCAATCTCTGAGTATGAACAGTGGCGAAAGGATAACCCTCAATGGGACAAGGACTGGTCACAAGCGTCATTTGGTGGTACAATATATGGGGAACCTAAACAATCTGCTGGGTTCAAGGAAGTAATGCAGAAAGTGCAAAAGCGACACCCCAACGCAAACCTCTCCCGTTATACTTGATTAAAGAATTAAATGCCTAGAAAAAGACACACATCATCTAACCCAGTAACTGGTGGTATGTCCACCAAACAGATGAAGCGAAAGAAACCCATTAATAGTGATTATCTCAAAACTATTGAACCACTCACTGAAAATCAGGAAAAGTTCTTTAACGATTGGAGCAAGGATCAGAATATTTTTGCTTATGGTGCTGCTGGAACAGGTAAAACTTTCATCGCATTATATCTTGCGCTTAAAGATGTCCTGGATGAGAACTCTCCCTATGAGAAGATCTACATCGTTCGTTCTTTGGTAGCAACTAGGGAAATTGGTTTTCTTCCTGGAGACCACGAAGATAAGTCTTCGCTCTATCAGATTCCATACAAGAACATGGTGAAGTACATGTTCAAGATGCCAGATGATAATTCATTTGATCTCTTATACACTAACTTAAAATCACAAGGAACTGTAAGTTTCTGGTCCACATCATTCATTCGTGGCACTACGTTTGATAATGCTATCCTTCTGATTGATGAAGCACAGAACCTGAACTTCCATGAACTTGATAGTATCATCACTCGTGTTGGTGAGAACTCTAAGATTATGTTCTGTGGTGACGTAGTTCAGACTGATCTAGTTAAACAACATGAAAAAAATGGCATTATTGATTTCATGAAGATCCTAGAGGACATGGAAGAGTTTAGTTCTATTGAGTTTGGCATTGATGATATTGTCCGTTCTGGACTAGTGAAGTCCTACCTTGTAAGTAAAATGAATCTCGGTCTTTAGTATGTTTAATCATGTTGGTAATTCTTTAAGTGAACTCCCTGATCCTACTACGATAAATGGAGTACGTTATTATTGTACTCCCAGTGGTAGGAAACTGCCATCAATCACGTCTATCACATCATTGAAATCTCGCAAGAGTATTGCAGAATGGCGTAAACGTGTTGGTGCTGTTGAAGCAGATCGTATCTCTAAACAAGGTACAACTCGTGGTACTAAGTATCATGCATATGCGGAGGATCATTTCAATAATCTTGAGGTCAGACCAAAAGATCTTATGGAACAGATCAGTAAACCATATCAATTGTTTGAGAATTCCCTTCCGTATTTTAGTGACATAAATAATATACACGCTCTAGAAGCTCCCCTCTATAGTGAATATTTTGGTCTCGCTGGTCGCGTTGATTGTATTGCAGAATATCAGGGTGAGCTGGCAATTGTAGACTTTAAAACTTCACGGAAACAAAAACCCGAGAAGTGGATTGAGCATTATTTTGTTCAATGCGCTGCTTATGGTGCTCTCTATTACGATCTTACAGGGATTGAAGTGGAGAAACTTGTTATTATTCAAGCATGTGAAGACGGAGAAGTGCAATTATTTCAAAAGTATGATAAAATGTACTATATGAAACTATTGGAGCAGTACATTAATGAGTTTGTTAACTATCATAAGGGAGAAAAGTTTGCTAATGTCTGAGGAAAACCTTAATGACATTCTTGAAAAGAAATTCATGACTGCTTCAAAATTCTCCATGGAAATTGAGAATCTGAAGAAGATTAGTAATGGTACGATGAATTACATTGAATGTGTAATCCACTATTGCACTGAAAACAACATTGAGATTGAAACAGTATCAAAATTAATTTCCAAACCTCTAAAAGAAAAACTAAAGTATGATGCTCAGCGTCTAAACTTTATGAAAAGATCATCAAAAGCACGACTTATTTTATGAAAGTTAAAATTTTAACGGAACCCTTTCCACATGCAATTGTTGAGGAAGTATATGAAGATCATGAATTAGAACGTATCTGGGAAGAATTTAATTTTTTTACTAAACCAGGAAAATTAATGTTGCCGAAGGATTATGGTGCTGCGGACCGCGCTTCAATGCATGGCAATAGAGATATGGGAACAAAGACCAGTGCGCTTGCAATTCCTCTGACGCCAATATTTAATACTAAAAACTCAAGAAATCTGTCAGAAATATTAACTCTAGAGACTATTCTTCTTGATAGATTGAAACCATATTTACGAGAATGGAAAGAATCGCACTACAGTCTGTATAGTATTCCTGCTCCGCTTCTAACCTGGACAAAACTTAGGTATTATCATAACAATGAGGGGTATGAAACGCATACTGATGCACCATTTGCATATATAATGTTCTCGTATTTTTATAAGGAACCAAAGAAGTTTACTGGTGGTGAATTGTTCTTTGAAGAGTTTGATAATTACGAATTTCCATGTAATAATAATACCATGATTATTATTCCACCTTATGCAGCGCATGGTGTTCGTACTGTAAAAATTGATAATGATGAATATTATAGTGGTAATGGAAGGTATGCTGTTACTACGTTTATAGATTATGATAGAAGAAATGGGCTGAATGCTTTTGAGTATAATCCTATGATTAATGACGCTGATTTAATACATTGGTGGAAAGGAAAAGACTAAAAAATGACCGCTTTTGAATCCTATAAAATGTATGTCGCACTGAAGTTGCACTTCACTACCGACAGTTATGATTACTTTAAATTCAATGGTAAAACTAGAGTAACAGAGACTAACTTTGAAAAAAGAAAAGATCGTTACTTCTTTAAAAAACTTACGAACCGTAAGAAGGATGTAGAAATTCTTCCATACTTTGTATCAAATTTTATTGCTGATTCATCTGGATGGATTGGTAAGATGGTCAGAACAGATGGTGATGACAATTACAGAGCATGGAAGAAACGTATGGAGAGTCTTCACTATAACTTTAGTGAGGATGTAGATTTTTTATTACAACAGGTAAATGAGTTTGATCAACTATTCAAGATCACAGAGACTCACCCACCATTACTAAAGTTTCTTTTGGGAAAACAAATTTCCATGGAAACTTTTGTTATTTTAAATCAAATTTTAAATTTCATACCACAGTTTGATAATAAGATTACTGAGACTATAGTCTGGAGTGATGTAAGGAGAACCGTCATAAAGTATTCGTCATTCATAACTGTGGATACTGTTAAATATAAGCATACGTTAAAGGAAAAAGTATTAGATCACCAATGTCTTTCTTTGATTCAAAAATAGTACAACAAGAAGCTGAAGAGATTAGTCTTAAGCAGCAAGAAATTGTCAATAGGATGCCATTTATTCCTATGATGACATCAGATGATCGTATAGATTTTTTTGATGCAATGCTGGACTTGATTGAGCGTCAGAAAATATTTTACATGAGATTAAATCTTTCTGATGATCCTATGGCAAAGGAACTGCAAGCAGAATTCCGACGTGCTGCTAAGACACTAGGCATGGATGCCGATGGTCTTGACATGTTAGGGATCTATGATAGTTTCCGTAAAAACATGGAGAATGTCCGTCAGCAGGTGCTTGACGGCGACCTCTAAATAGTGTATGATGATCCTGTTGGGTCATCGTAATCCAACAAATACAAACAATACAAGGTAATACGAATGTCTTTTGCTGATCTTAAAAACAGCTCTAAATTTGGTTTTGATCGTCTGACTAAGGAGATTGACAAACTCCAAGCTACTGGTGGTAGCAGTGATGATCGTTTCTGGAAACCCGAGATGGATAAGTCTGGTAACGGTTATGCGGTAATCCGCTTCCTGCCTGCTCCTGATGGTGAAGAACTTCCCTGGGCAAAGGTCTGGTCCCACGGTTTCCAAGGCACTGGCGGATGGTATATTGAGAACTCTCTGACCACTCTGGGTAAGAAAGATCCCGTGTCGGAACTCAACCGTACACTATGGAACAGTGGTCTTGACAGCGACAAGGAGGTTGCTCGTAAGCAGAAGCGTAAACTCTCTTACTACTCCAACATCTATGTTGTAAGTGATCCTTCTAATCCTGGTAACGAGGGTAAGGTCTTCCTCTACAAGTTTGGTAAGAAGATCTTTGACAAGATTCAGGCAGCAATGCAACCTGAGTTTCAAGATGAGACTCCTATCAATCCATTTGATATGTGGCAGGGTGCTAACTTCAAACTGAAGCTGCAGAAGAAGGATGGTTATTGGAACTATGATAAGTCTGATTTCGCTGTCCCTTCTACCCTTGAGGACATGGCTGACTCTGAACTGGAGCAAGTATGGAAGTCACAGCATTCTTTGGATGAATTCATGGATGCTAAGAACTTTAAGTCCTATGAGGAACTTGAGTCACGTTTGAATGTTGTGCTCGGTCGTACAACAAGCAAGAAGTTTGATCGTGAAACTATGGAAGATGAGTCTGAAGGTCGTGGTGGTTTCAATGATTCTGACATCATGGGAGCACCTTCATTTCCTTCACGTCCTGCCACTCCAGAAATCCGTAAGGAACTGAGTGAACTGCAACCCACTGTTGCAACACGTTCTGCTCCTACGACTGACAATGATGACACCCTGTCATACTTCGCTCGCCTTGCTGAAGAAGATTCATGAAAATCTTAACTGTTGAAGACTATCAAAAAGCAGGTGAAACATTCTGGCCAAAGTATTGGTATGTTGCCAAAGAACTGGGTGAGAATGCTAAGTCAGAGGACATCCTAAAGGTTATGGAAGCTGTTGGTGGTATTGCATTAAAATTTGCATTGGAAGATAAAGAAGGACCATTCGGATTCAATAAGAAGAATCAAGAGTGATCAAGTTTCTTTGGAAAGGTCTGAATCATCCAGTCACTTATCTAAACCTTACGTTTGTTGGGATGTTATTTGTGATTCAGTTCATGCATACTAAAGCACACCTTACTTTAGAAGCAGACGTTCACGGACATGTTCATAGAACACTCAAAAAGAACCCTGAACTAGCAAGGTCTACTTGCTACGAATTGGGTTTTTAAATTCCATAATACCCCGAAAAAAAATTCGGGGTATTTTTTTGTCTGTGAGGTTTTATAGAGTAATATTGTTAAAGATACTAGTTTTGTTTAAAGTTTGCTTTACTCCAGCATCACTTCTTATAGATTTCACATAATTTGCTGATGCATTGAAGATTTTTACAAAGTTCTCAAGATAATCTGGTTTAAGAACTTGCAATACTCTTTTTTCTTCATTGCGTTGTTGTTCCCACTCATAATAAGTAATTGATGTCAATAATGTTGCACCATTCTCAGTTTCTTCTACTATTGGATTATATGATTTAATGTATGTAATTTTAAATGAGTCTTGATCGTTTGGATTATAATATACTTCTAATCCACTAGGAAGAACTACTTCACCAAGGTCATTTTTGACTTCTCTGGTAAGGTAGTTTTTTACTGAGTGAGGATTAGTATATTTTTTATCAATAAGTTTCTCAAATTCTGAATTACTTAATGGCCAGTCATTTTTAAGGTCAACAATTTTATTAGTTAGTAAAATAACCCAATCATAACTAGAATCACCATAAACTGCCTCAGCAACTTGATCTGGTCTAACACCATCTTTTAATTGAAATTCTTTGAATAAATCTGTAGTATATGCAGAATTATTAATACTCAATCCTTTAAAAATATTTACAGCGATTACAAAATCTTGATTAGTAAACTGAAATCTAGTCCTAGTTGGAGTATATTCTATTTTTGGTAAATATGAGAAAAATCCTGACATTAGCTTGTGACTCCTGGTGCTCTATCGGTGAACATTTTATCAGAAAATAGATTTGTCACTTCAGTAAGATTCATGGTAATTGTAACTCCAACAGTAGTTGCCTTTGGGTCATTATTAAACGCACCTACTGTAGTGTAGTTTCCAGTTGGCGTAAAATCAAAATTAATCTGATTAATAGCGCATGGGAGTAGTGGTTTGATAAAAGGATGATCACTTTCTCCTCGCTTATATGTGAGAAGTATGAATGGAGGTTGTTTGATAAATCTAGAACCACTATTAAATAACAGACCACCAGCAGTTGCAGCAGCTCCTAAAGCAGATCCTGCTGGGCTTACAAGACTTCCAATACTACTAAAAAACCCCGCTTTCCCCCCTTTTGCGGCACCAACTTGTTTATCTAACGCACCTTTAAGACCACCCCCTAGAACTGAACCCCCGATATTTATTGCTGCAATAGCACCCTCAACTGCTGCTGTATCCGTAAATACATCCTTTAATGCTTGATTGTTAACATTAGATTTAGTAGAAGGTAAACTTGCCATTCTCAATGTCTCTACAATGTTAAAGACTGATTGTGCATCTACTCTTGACTTAGTGAACAAGTTAAACTGGAAATTAAATGTTCTGAAGTCTGGTCCTTCATAAAGAACTTCAAGATTTGGGTTGAACACAACACCACTAGTTGCCGAAAGTAAACCAGAAGCAGAGAGGTTTGTTGCACCTAATTTATTAGCTACATCAACAGATTTATTTAATAAAAACTGCTCAGCAGTTCTTGTAATTGCATCTCCAACAGCCTTACCAGCGTCTCCTCGTGATCCAAGAAAACTAGCTAATTCACCGAGTGTAGTTTGATTAAACTGCTGCGAGATTGCTTCGGTTACTTTTTGGGGAACGTTAATAAAAATTGTGTCAGCACCATTCTCAACTTTTTCTAACTTATATTTTACTTCCTTTTGAGTATAATCTCTTCTAATAAATTGCATCTTAAGATAATCCACTGAAGGACCATTGGTGGCAAATTCTGATGGATATCTAAGTGCTGTCATTAGTTGTCTATAAACTTATGGATGGGTAGAGATGCTATAAATTCCCAATCTTCTTCTTTCACTTCAAAGAATAAATTATCAGCTTGTTTGAA